TGTTGTAGAAGGTTTAGGAGGAGAAAGTCCAAGCTATGAAGATTTAGGGAAACCTGTTAATAGAAATAAAACATCTCCAATGCCTAATAGAAGTCTTTTAAAAATTTTAAGCAGACCAAGAAATTTAGTATTGACAGGCGCAGGAGGATTAATTGGTAGTTCATTATTTGATGAAGAAGCTCCTGTAGTTATACAAGATTCAGGCACACCTGATTTAGAACAAGATGGGCCTTTAAGATTTGAACAAGTTTTATTTCCGAATGTTGGTGGAAGCGCAAGTAATGAAGAATTATTTAATGCTGCTCTTCTAGCTGCAAGTTTAGAAATGCTAACTCCAATACAACCAGGAGAGACTGTTGCATCAAAAGCAGTTGATGCTTTAGAAGCAGGTAGAAAAGTAAGCACAGGAGGATCAATTTATCCAACACCACAAGCTGCCTACAAAGCTGCGCAAGATGCTTTTGGTAAAAGTGCAACTATAAAAGTTTATCCTAAAGGAAACGGGTATAGCTTTACAGCAGAGGGTTTTGGAGATTTATTTGGTTCTGAACCTGAAGGGGAAGGAACTAGCGGAACAACTCAAACTAATGAGACTATTGAAATGGGAGAGCAGCTTTTAAAAATCTTTCAAGATTACAAAGAAGCAAATCCATTAGTACCTGATAACCAACTAAAAGATATGATGAAAAAAGATATTGATGGAGAAAAAAATTTGTCAGATGTAGAAAAAGATAGAGCAAAAGCAATAATAGATACTTTAGGAAATACATAATAATGGTAGATATTATAAGACCAAATAATCTTAATTATAATTTTAAAAAAGAAACTCCTGAAATAAATAAGCCTGATAATTTAAATTATAATTTTACTTCTAATGTTTCATCAGAACAAACCGCAGGTGCTGGAACTTATGCTGCTGCTCTCGCAACAGAGGTAGCTATTGCCGAGTCTGTTAAATTTGGTGCTACAGCAGTAGGTGGCCCAATAGGTTATGTTTTGGGTGGATTAGCAGGAGGTGCAGCAGGTTCGGTTGCAGCGCAAAGATTAATCAATCCCGATGGAGAAATATCTATAGGGAGAGTTATTGCAGATTCTCTTATTAATTTAGTACCAGGCTCAAAAATAACCAAAGGAGCTAAAACAGTAAAAGATGTTGTAAAAAGAACTGCTGGAGCAGGTGGTGCTATAGGTGTTGGTGGAGTTGTTGTTGAAAAAGGGTTTGACGAAGGAAGATTACCCACTATAGAAGAACTAAGTACAGCAGGTTTAACATCAGCAGCATTAGGTGGCTCTCTAGGTTTTACAGGCGCAAGGTTTAATAAAATATATAATAGAATTGGAGGAATGACTCCTGCTCAGATAGACACTCTTTTAGATCCTAGAACCTCTCCCGATGTTATAAAAAATGTCTTACAAGATGTTGATATAAATGATGTAAAAAAAATTGGCAGCGCATTAATGAGATTGCAAAAAGAATATAATAGCAATTACGAAAAAACCTTTGCTGGTGATGCGATAAAAAGATTAAAAGTTAATTTTTTAGATGATAAAAAATTAGCACTAGATTTACAACAACAGTCGGGTGGCGGTCAATTTGTAAATCCTAAAGGTCTTTTTAAGGTAGACGGAGATGAAAAAGATTATTACTTAGAGAGTGTTTTGAGAGAAGCTATAACAGCTAAGCAACTAGAAGGTTATATAAAATTTTATAAAGAAACTAATGACATAGCTATTGATATAGGGAAAAGAGCAGGAATTGATGCTTCGGGATCAGATATAAATTTTGATGTAAATCAATATTTAAGAGCAAAACATTCTATAAAATATAATAAAGAAAATGCTTCTTCTTTTGGCGAAAAGATAGGAAAAAAAAGAAACGAATATACTACAGTTTTTGAAGAAAGAGATGTTATAAACAAAAGAACTGGTAAACCAATTATAAATCCTGCGACTGGGAAACCTTACAGAGAAAATGTAAAGGTTAGAAAGTACAGATCGGTAGATGGCGCTTCTGGAATGAGTACAGAAAAAGCGAAAGATATTGTAAGAACATTTGAACAAAAAGGTTTGCAAAACACTTATAAAGTCATCATAGATAGAAAAAAATTTTTATCAGAGCAAATACTTGAAACAGCAAAAAGAGGAGGACTTATTAGTGATTCCTTATATAAAGAATTAAGAGAAAAATATCCTGATTATGTTCCATTAAATAGAGTCATGCCTGAAGATTTTTCTGACATTAATACTACTTCTTTTTTACAAGAAGTCAGAGGAACAGGTATAAAATCGGCAAAGGGAAGTGAAAGAAATGTTGTAGATTTGGATCAAAACTTAATGGACAACTTGACTGCTATGACTATAAAAGCTAATGCTAATATAGCAAATCAAAAATTTTTAAAAATGATAGAGTCTCCTGAAAATATAAATGTAGCAGGAGATATTTTAAAAATAAATAAACAAGCAGGAGTAAGATTTAAAGGAGCAGGGCCTAACGAAGATCCTAGCACCCTTTTAACTATTTATGACAAAGGAGAAAAAACTCTTTTAAAATTTAAAGACCAAGACTTAGCTATGACTTTTAAAGGTATGCCTAGAACAGAATTAAGTTTTCTTCCTAAATTAGCATATACGATTGCAAGAGGGTATACATCTCTAAGGGCGCAAGTATTAACTAGATATAATGTTTTAGAGTTTCCGTTTTCAAACAAAATTAGAGATATGCAAGAAACTATTATAAACAATGCTGCTAAATTTGGAGTTAAAAAAGCATCTTCTGCTGTAAATCCTTTAAATTTAAATAAATCTGCTATGAAAATTATTGCAAAGAAAAATTTAGGAAAACCTGCGAGTAATGCAGAGGAACAAAGATTGTATGATTTGCATGACCAGTTTAAAAAAGATGGTGGTTCAACAGGAGGTCTTGCTTTATATTCAAGAGACGATGTAAGAACACAAATAGAAAAGATATCGAAAGATCAGTTTAAAGGTGGTTTAAAACAATTTGGCCAAAAAATAAATAAATTTGTAGACGAATATAATGAAGTGTTTGAAGATTCTTCAAGATTTGCTGCCTATGTGCAAGGTATAGAAAGTGGGAAAACTAGAAAACAAGCAGCATTAGCTGCAAGAAATGCTAGTTTTGATCCTACTAGACAAGGCCGTAAAGGACAACTTCTTAGAGCAGGTTATTTGTTTGCAAATCCAGCAATTCAAGGCACAAGAAATATTTTTAGGAGTTTTATACAAAAACCAAAATTGTTTTATGGACTTATGGGCGGATTGATAACAGAGGAATTTATTAGACATCAATACAACAAATCTGTAGATGAAAATTATATTGAAAAATTACAAACGAGAACTGGTGGTAATTACAGAACTAATAAAAACTTTGTAATTGTTACGGGTGTTAATGATGATGGAACTTTAAAATATGTAAATATGCCAACAGCATACCCTTTGATTCCTTTTAAAGTAGTAGCAAATAAAATAGCACAAGCAATTAGCGGTGATTTAGATCTTGAGGAAACTCCTGATTATGCTCTTGAGGTTGCACAAGAAACTATAGATGCTTATAATCCTGTTGGTGGTTCTTTAATACCGACTCCTCTTAGAGAACCTCTTGCTTTAGCTTTTAATAAAGATGGTTTGGGCAGACCTATAAGACCTGAAAGGTTAGAAAATACAATATTACATTCTTCAGATAATGTATTCGATCATACAGCAGAAACTTATGGTGGCGAATTAGCTATGGCTTTAGCAGACACATTAAGAACAGCTTACGGCATAGATACTAGTCCTGAAAATATGATATATTTATATGAACTTGCTGCTGGTGGGCCAGGTGAAACATTTGAAAGAATAGCAACTGTAGTATCAAAACTTTATAAAGGAGAAAAACTTAATATTAACGAAGTACCATTAGCTAGAAAATTTATTGGTGAAAGCTATGAACAAAAGGTTGAATTAAGAAATAAAGAAACATTAAGAGTGTTAGAAGAAATAGAAAAAGATGCGGGTTCAGATTCGGCTAAGAATGGGCGAATTGCAAGAAATATTATAAAAAAAGTTTTACAAGCACCAAAAGAGGAAAGAGGAAAGGTTTTAAATAATCTTATATTTGAAAACAAAGGAGATATAAATAAAAGTGTTTTAGATAAAATAAAACAAGGACTTCAAGACCACGAAAGAGGTATCAATCCTACTGATAGAAGAATTAAAAACTTACCTATAAAATCAAGAGCAGACTTTATAGTAAAAGAACTTGAAAACAAATCACTAGATGAAATAAGAAAAATGATAAATGACTACAGGCGCAAAAAAATAATTACTGATGATGTAATAAGAGAACTTAGGAATAACGAGGATTTTCAAAACTTATTTTTGAGGAAAACAGAATGATACCAATGGAACTTTTATCAATGTTAGCTAGTACAGTTTTAGGTGGCATTATGTCTATCATGGCACAAAAAGGACAAGCTGAACAAGAAAGACAAAAAATGTTAATGCAACGAGCAGGATTTGCAGCTAAACAAACTGATAAAGCTCGTAATGTTTCTGATCCACATACCAAACACACAAGAAGATGGATAGCATTAATGTGTGTATTTAGTATTATTGTAGTACCAATCGTTGCTCCAATCTTTACTGATGTTAATGTTGCTTATCAAATAGTAACACAGGCTGATAGTGGTTGGTGGATATTTGGCGAAACCTATGAAACTTCATACTTTCAAGAGGGCAACACTATTTTTATAACTAATCTACAATCACACACAATTTTTTCAATTATTGGATTATATTTTGGTGGTTCATTAACGAGGAAATAATGGTAGCAAAAAAGTATCAAAGCAAAACAGGCGGTCTTAATGAAGCAGGTAGAAAGTTTTTTAAAAGGACTACAGGTGCTAATTTAAAAAGACCTGTAACAGGTAAAGCACCTAAAGGTTCTAAAGCAGCAGCAAGAAGAAAAAGTTTTTGTGCAAGAATGAGTGGTGTTAAAGGCCCTATGAAAGACAGCAAGGGCAGACCAACTAGAAAAGCATTGGCATTAAGAAAATGGAAATGCCGAACATAAAGAAATGTTGCTATGTAATGATAGCAATAATTATATTATTAGGAATAGAAAATGCAGTTTCTGATGTTACATCTAGTAATAGTACATCAAATCAGACTAATGTGAGTGGTGGCAACACAAGTATTCAAGGATATGAAGCTACAACAACATATCAATCAGGTTCATCTTCTAATACCACAACAAATAATGAAACTAACAACAGCACAAATACCAAAACTGCTGTAAACCCCTCTAATGCACCTGCTATGAGTGTTTATGGTCAAGATAGCTGTGTTATACCACTTGCAGCAGGAATTACTGTAATTGGTTTCTCAGGAACTTATGGTAGTTATTATACTGATCCTGCTTGTGAATTACGAAAGAAAAGTAAATTACTTAATAAACTTGGTATGAAAGTTGCAGCAATAAGTTTGATGTGCCAAGACGATGCGGTCTTTGATGCTATGATGAATGCAGGTACACCATGCCCTGTTGATGGATTAATTGGTGAACAAGCAAAAGCAAGATGGCTAGAGAAAAGAAAAGAAGATTTATCTAACAAAACTAGCAAAAGGTCTATGACATGGAACGATTAATATTTATATTATTGTTTCCTTTGACTTTATTTGCAGAAGAACTAACTACTAATAACCTAATTACTAATGGCGCATTTGATAATGGTACAACAGGTTGGACTTTATCAGGTGATGCAGTACGAATAAATGATTGTTGTCCAGGCGGACACGACCTAGAGTTTGGAGATAGTGGCAGTATTGAGCAATCTTTCAATCTAATCACTGATACTATAACTCAACCCATGCTTGATAATGGCATTACTCTTAACTCTAGTGTTGAAGTACAAAATGGAGAAGGTGGTGTAGGTGGTTGGACAAGTGGCGCTGTTGATACATTTATAATAAGATTACAAATAAGAGATAGCAATAATGAAATACTGGCAACAACTACTCAAACTAGGACAAATGTTACAGGGATCAATGGTAAAAATTTCCAAGATACTCTCTCGTATACAGGGATTAATAGTAACATTGGAAATATTCTTATTAGTGGGATTGATGGTGATGCTCCTGCTACTCTTGGTGGCCCTAATGTAGATAACATATCGGTTACTATGACCTATGATGATACAGTTTTAACAGCTACACAGACACAAGAATTACAAGAAATAGAAGAAATTATATCTTTTATCGAAACAGAACCAATAGAATTTACAGAATTATTTGAAGAAGTTACAGTACAAGAATTTATAGAAGAAGAATACCATTTTGAAATATTAACAGAAATGGTAGAATTAAAAGAAGAAGAAAAATTTGTTGAGGAATCAATAGTATTAGAAATCTATGAAGAACCAGAGACCGAGCAAGAAGTCGCAACAGAAATCGAAAGTGAAGAAATTGTCGTTGCAGAGGAGCAAACAGGAACTGAAGAAGTATCTTCAAGAGAAGAGAGCAATATTGCTGAAGAAGAATCCACACCTGTCAGCAGCAGCGAAAGAGTTGAAGAAGAATCTCAAACTGAAACAAGAGAAAGTAACACATCTACCGAAACTACAGAACAAACCATTGTGGAAGAAGATGTTAGAGTGGATTCAGTCCAAAATATTTCAGAACAAGTAGCAAAGACTACATTAGATATAGACCAAAAATTAATACTAACACAGAATTTAATAGCTAAAGTTATGGAAAATAACAATTTAATTACTGGCTACACAAAAATAAATACAGATATATTTAAGCAACCTAATTTGGTAAATATTAATATTGATTCTTATATTAATAACACATATACAGACAATAGAGATATTTACCCAAATCAATACTACGAGGACAGACTATGGACATCAAGACAATAACAGGAGCAATCGGTGCAATTATTGCTATTGCTTCATTGTTTGTATTTCAAGGGCAACTTATACAAAGAGTAGAGGTGCTTGAATCTAAAATGGTAGACCAAAAAGAAATTACAGCAATTAAAAAAGATATTGAGTCACTTCAAAGGAAAAACAAAAATCCTTTATCGCAATGATGTTTGAAGTCTTAATAGTGTCGATGTTATTGGCATTATTCGTTGTTTATTATCCTGAATTTTTTTCTTGGTTTTTTATGCGAATAAAAACTAAGTATTTAAAACCTGAAGTTAGTATCTTTGAGTTATTAATAATAGGAGTGATTGTATACCTTTTGGTATTGGTTTACTCAGGAGAATGATATGTATGCGAGAGCAGTTCCTTTTTCAGATTTGGAAATGGAATTTATTCATGCAATATTATCAATAGACCCCGAAGCAAAGTTCTCTATAAAATCAAAACTTGAAAATCGTCAAGATTTCTTGTATGGTGGAATAGAGTGGAAAGATGGTTACGAACCAATTTCTTATGAACAAGTTTTGGAAAAGATAATTGAAGAAAGACAAAACGGATATAATAAACAGACCTAAACACTATACAATAGGTATTGAAACTATTGATTATATACGTTCTTGGAATATGGATTATGTTCGTGGGAACATTATAAAATATGTTACACGTTTTCCATATAAAGGTACTGCTTTGTCTGATTTAAAAAAGGCAAGATGGTATCTCGATTATCTTATAAAAGAAGAGGAGTCCAAATGAGCATACACGAATCCGGTGGGAACTTTAAAAATTTAGTAGATAACACATATGATGAAGATGGCAATTTGCTATCTTGTCCTAGATGTGGGTGTACCCACTTAATTAAAAAAGGTAAAGATACAAAAACACAAGGTCAGCCAAGAAGATACCAATGCAAAGACTGTGGGTTTAAAACAGCAAGACCTAAAAGAACTTCTAATTTTATATTAGAAAATCAATTTATTGATACAGAAATACCTACTGAAGAACTTGTTCAGCAACGAATTGATGTTTTTAATAGAAAAGAAAGACGAGAAAACAACGAAGAATTTTTAAACATAAGAATAAATGACGATAAACCTATAGGTCTGTATATTTGTGGAGACCCACATATAGACGATGATGGCTGTGATATGCCTAGTTTAATAAAACACATGGATATAACAAACGAAACAAATGGTTTGTATGCTTGTAATGTAGGTGATTTACAAAATAATTGGGCTAGAAGAAGCAAATTAGCAGGTTTATGGGCTGAACAATCAACTACCGGTCAACAAGCTTGGCAACTAACAGAATGGCTTGTAAGGTATCTTGATTGGATATTTATAGTAGCAGGTAATCATGACATGTGGAGTGGGGACGGAGACCCATTAAAATGGATTTGCAGACCACTTAAAACAACATATAAAGCTCACAATATTAGAGTTAGGTTAAATTTACCTAAACACAAAATTAGAGTTAATTGTTCACACAATTTTAGAGGAAACTCAATTTACAATACAGCACATGGTATCGTAAGACATGCAATCTTTAATGCAAGAGACCATTTATTACTTGCTGGACATAGACATATATCAGGGTATATGCCTGTAAAGGACGCTAATTCGAACATAATTATGAACTGTGTTCAGGTTGGAAGTTATAAAAAATATGACAATTTTGCAAAAATGTTAAATATGCCTAACAAAATGATGTCGCCATGTGCAGTAGCAGTATTTAACACTAGATTACCTGATACACACCCTGACTTTACTAAGATATTTTGGGAAGTAGAAGAGGGAGCTGATTATCTTAAATTTATAAGAAATAAAAAATGACCAATACA